TGTACCAACCGGTGTTATTCCATGGAAAGACGCTGGTGGCGGTAGTGTACAAACAAATGATATATTTGGTATTCATATTATATTGCCAGAAGGATTTACCGGAGAAATTGATGCTATAGCATTTAATTATACAAGTACTCCATCCGGTAACGATGGTAATGGTACAACTATACCAATATTACATAATAATGGTAACAGTGGAAACTTATAAGAGATATTAAATAAAAAATAGGAAAATAAAAAATGGCTAATTCATTTGTAAATGATACATTAACAGAAATTGCAGTAAAGCGATTATCCGGTAAAGCACAAACTAGTACCAGATTAACAATAGAAGGAGAAACAATAGGTTCCACAGTAACTGTTGCAGCATCAACTGTATTTGGAGAAGCAGTACCTAATGATCCGTCAGGAACATTATTTGCATTAACTGATAATGTTGAAAAAATTAGATTTGAATTATCTCCAATTCCAGATTCATTTTATCAAGCATCAAATGCTGAAACAGGCGTAGGAGCTGGAGTAACAACGTATCATGGATATGCATTAAAAATAACTGGTTCATATGAAACAAATTCATCCAATCCAGCTGCAGGTACTGGAGTATTTCAAGATGGATTTCATTTAAGTGGTTCTAGAGGAGCTTTACAAATAGTTCCGCCAAATCAATCTTCTTTACAAGGAACTGCAAATAAATATAACGCAAAAATTTATTCTACAAATGGACCACAAATTGCTACAGATTCTAGTATTGATTGGTATCTAGATCAATTTGCAGGAATACTATTTATAGAAGATCCTGCTGATTATGGAACTATAGGGTCGCCAAATACCGGTAACCTCGTACCTTATGTAGTAGAAGGATATATCTATACTGGTAAAATGGTTAGTACTAGATTAGATGACGCTAGTCCTAGTACCGGCGGCGGAGGACATTTCTTAGCAACAGGATCATCAGCAAGTCCTATATCAGCTTCATTAAATGTTGGAACAGATGATATATTTAAAATATCCAGCGGATCAACAGATCTAGTAACATTATCAACTACTGGTGGCGAAACTAATTTCAATATAAATGGTAATCTAGTAGCTACACAATATATTGTTTCATCTTCTGTATCATTCTTTACTCAATCATTTAGTAGTGGTTCAACAATATTTGGTGATTCATTAACAGATACTCATCTATTTACAGGATCATTATTTTTTACTGGAAGCGGAACATATGCAACTATGAGTAATTCTGAATATCATGAAATTGCATATCAAACTTCTAGAGGCGGATTAAAATTTAGTCATGTAATTGATGGAGGATCATTTTAAAGAATGTCTAATGGTAATATAATAAGATTAAGAAGATCTACAACTGCTGGATCAATGCCGTTAGTAAGTACATTACAAACTGGAGAATTGTCGGTTAATGTATATGATGGAAAATTATTTTTTAAAAGATCAAAAGATGGTAGTGAAACAATAGAACAAATATTTACCACAGACACATTTGTTACAGGATCATTACAATTTAAACCTGACAACACAGAAACAAACATATTAGAAGTGCATGAAAATGATAGTACTTCAGCTTTGATAATAACATCTCAAAGCATAATGACATTAAGAAAACAAGAAAGAGCAACACCTATTGCTTCGACTGGCGGAATCATGTATTCCGGAAGTGCTTTTTGGTTAGGTATTGATTGAGCATGTTTTTTTAATACAATGATATTTATATATAGTATAAAGTTATATATAATAATATAATAAAATAAAAATATAATAAATTAAAATAAAGGAATTTTAAAATGGCAACATGGAAAAAAGTCATAGTATCAGGTAGTGCTGCAGAACTAAAAGCTGTATCATCATCATTAGGTATTATAATTGACTCAGAAAACGCACAATCCACCAGATATATGGCTGTTAGTGGTAGTGGAAAATCTACCGGATCATTTGGTAGAGTATTAGGAACAATTCAAGCAGCACAAATATCTGACCCAGGTAATTTACCTGCAGCTGAATGGGATGGATCTAGAGATGGTGACGCAGAAATATCTGGTTCATTAGTATTAACAGGATCAGCTGGTAGAATACCATCATTAGAAATAGTAGGATACAATTTAGGTGTTGGAACTCAAAAAATTGGTAATACAGCAGCAACTACAATTTTATCAGGATCATTTAATGGTAACGTAACCGGAGCTTTAACTAGTAGTTTTAATGGTCAAATTGGTGGAACAAGACCAGATACTGGTGCATTTACAAGTATAACTACAACTGGTAATGCAACTATAGCAGGTGATTTAATTGTTGAAGGTGTTACTACAGAAGTTAGAACCGACAATTTATCTGTTAAAGATAAATTAATCACATTAGCATCTGGATCAGTAGCTGGAGATGCATCAGATGTAACTATTGAACCTGGAATTGTTTTTTCAGGAGCTAGAATTGGTGCCGGCACAACTTATGCTACAACACTCAATTCAGGATCTGCATTATACATTGATAAAGAATCACAAAGATTAACAGTAACAACTGATGCAGTTGCTCCAAACAAATCTGTACTTGGAATGGATGCAAATAGAGCTCATATTCCATTAGTATTGACAGGATCGTTTGTAAGCAATGCACAAGGCGCGCAGATAGGTAACTTTAAAGTCGACAGCAACGGCGAATTTTATGTATATACTGCATAATATATAAACAAAGTTTTTAATTTATTATATTGAGAAGCGGAGATTAATTTCTCCGCTTTTTTTATAACTTCAAAAGGAATCATGTTATGGCAATTATAAGAAATCCAAACAAAAAAAATTCAATTCAAAATTCTGTTGTCGAAGATTCAATTGAACAATTGAAAGCATTTAAAGAACAAGAATCTCAAACTACACAATTCCAACCACAATTCACAAAAGATGAAGCAATATGGATGATGGGATTAATTAAAAATTGTACATTTAAAGGCGAAGATGTACAAAAGGTTTATGAAGCAGTTGTTAAGTTACAATTAATTGTGAATGAATCTAACTAGTTATATATTTATATTAAAATAAACTTATTATTGGCCCGTACGGGAAGTGGGCAGCAAAAAATGCTGTTACCAACCATGATAGGAGAAGCAAATGCCAAACTGGAAAAAAGTCATTTTATCTGGCAGTAATGCCGTCTTAGCAGAAATAACTGCATCAGGAAATTTATCAGGTAGTGGAACAGCTACCGCATCATACGGGTTATTCACCGGATCTTTCGGAGGAGACGGAACAAATCTAAATTTATCAAGTAACACATCAATTTCAACATCACCATTTCCATTTGCTGGAGATGGAATAATATCTGGATCACTATTAATATCAAGTTCAAATGTTGGAGGAGTTTCAACAGCTTCATTAACATTAGAAGGTTCAGGTTCAACAATATTTTCAGTCCAAGGTTCTCAAGGACAATTATTTTCACTAACAGATGACTTATTACATGATAATTTAGTAGTAGGAGATATTTCAGGAGATACAATATTTAAAGTATCAGGTTCTGGTTTAGTAATGATACCAGTAGGAAATTTAACTGGTAGTGGAACAGCTACTGCATCATATGGATTATTTACTGGATCATTTGGTGGAGATGGTACCAATTTAAATCTAGCTAATAATACTACAATCACAGTAGCAACACCAACCTTAAATGCAGTAACCACAGCTGGTAATACCACAACAAATAATATTGAAATTACTGGTTCATTAACAATATCAGGATCACTTATTCCATCTACTAACCCACCAAATAGACAAAATGTAGTAATAGGACAAGATGCAGCAACAGGTTTAATTGACAATGCTAGTTATGGTATAACCAATGTTATTGTAGGATATGAAGCAGCTCATGATGCAAACCAACTTAACAACAGTGTTTTATTAGGGTGGAAAGCAGGTTATGCTATAGATAATGGAACTAATAACATTGGGATAGGTAAATCCGCATTAGGATCTACTACAACAAGAGGTAATAGTATTAGATATAACATTGGAGTAGGTGAAGGATCAGGAGCAAATCTACAAGGAGGAACTAGTGGGAATTATGATGAATATAATATTCTTATGGGTATATATTCTGGAGCTAATTTATATAGTAATGATGGAAATTATAATAATATATTAATTGGCCATTATAATAAAGGATTACCATCTAGTGGTACATTACGAAATTCTCTTAAAATAGGTCAAACAACATCTGGAAATGTTACAATATTTCCAATATCAGCATCATTAGATTCAGGGTCTGTACTTATACCACAATTAAAAGTAGATAGTGTTAATACTGCGAATTCAGCTTCAGGAGCAACTTTATTAGTTGAAGGGTCTGGTTCAACAGTATTTGAAGTAATAGGATCAGAAGGCACATTATTTTCAGTTTCTGATAATTTAACTCAAGGATCATTATTTGCAGTTAAAGATATTAATGGATTTCCATTACTAGATGTTACAAGAAACACCGGGTCTGCAGACATAGTAACAATAGGACAATCGGATTTATTAATTGATTCTGGTTCATTGATATTAACAGGATCAATTTCAGTTTCTGGATCTGTTACAAATAATTTAACAGCTTCATATGCAATAAAAGCTCTTTCAGCTGATACTGTAACAACAGTTCCAACCTTAAATGCAGTAACCGCAGCTGGTAATACCACAACAAATAATATTAGTGTAGGAGCAATAACTGGAAGTAATTTGTTAATTACAAATACAGCTTCAATTTCATATTTTCATACCACATATCAATCTTCATCAATTATCCACGCTTCTGGATCTACCAAATTTGGAGACACAACAGATGATCTTCATCAGTTTACTGGATCAATTGAGTCGCAAGGACCAATAACAGCATCTGCATTTTCAGGAGATGGATCTTCATTAACAGGATTAAATCCATTTCCATTCACAGCATCTTCAGCAGCAATTATATCTAGATCAATAGCCGTAACAGATACAGATTCAACAGCATTAAGATTAATAGGATCAGGTTCGGTAAGTCAATCAGGTATATTTGAAGTCGAAGGATCAGCAGGCCCTCTATTTTCAGTTCAAGATGGATTAGATGGTGTTTTAATGGAAGTAAACAATATTTCAGGTTTACCATTATTTCAAGTATCATCTTCAAATGAAGTATTTGTAAACAGAGGTAATTTAACATCTGGTGTTACCACAGCTACTGCTTCATTTGCATATTTCACCGGTTCATTTGCTGGAAATGGCGGAGGTTTAACAAATCTAAATGTAACCACACCAGACTTAGATGCAGTAACGACTGCAGGTAATACCACAGCAAATAATATTACAGCAGGAATCATTTCTGGATCCGCATTTAATTTAAATAATAAATCTGCCGTAAGCTTTACAACAACTAACTTAAATATTGGTTATGCTAATGATTGGACTCACATAAATCTAGGAAAACAATCAACTGACGAAATACGTGTAAATGGTATTTTAAAAGCACAACAAAGTATTACGGCTTCTGCAAATATAAGTGCAAGTGGATATGTATCAGCATCTGCATTTTCAGGTGATGGTTCAGGATTAAGAAACTTGCCTTCAACCAATTCATTTCCATTTGTAGGAGATGCTGAAATAACAGGATCATTAATAGTATCTGCATCACACACATCACAATCATTATCTGTTATAGGAAGTGGTTCAACAGTATTTGATGTAATAGGATCTGAGGGTACATTATTTTCAATAGATGATGATTTAGATGGAATAATATTTACTGCTAATAACAGAACAGGAAATCCTGTACTTCAAGCTTCAGCTTCGGGAGAAGTTTATATAGGAAGTACACCACAATCGCTTTATACAACCGCAGTCATAAGTTCTACTGCCGCATCTGTAACGCATTCTTTAGCAATTATTAATACAAGTTCATATGATGGGGCATTCTTTGACTACACTGCTCATTCGGGGTCAAACGCACGTGCAGGTAGTGTAATGTCTGTATGGAATGGTTCAAATATTAGTTTCACCGAGACTACTACCACAGATATAGGATCAACAGCAGATTTAAATATAAAAACAATTATTTCTGGTAGTGCTGCTAGATTAGTAGCATATAGCCCAAATGCACAATATAATATTAAAACAATAATACGAGCATTATAATAATATGGGAATTAGAAGAGGTTCCATAACAACACCAATTATAGCAGATGGTTTAATTTTCAATATTGACGCTGCAAATAGATCAAGCGCACTTCCTAAAAGTGATACTACTACTGTATTTAACACCGCAGGAGATATCACTATTTCAGGATCAGTTTACAATGAATATGATATGTGGGAAGGTCCTACTACAGCTAGTTTCGCATTTGACACTGCAGATTACATAGGACTTAACAGAAGTATGTCAGAGTTATTAACAGCTGATTCATCTTTTTCATTGTCTGTATGGGTAAAATTCCCATTAGCTGTACATTTAGTAATATTAGGAAACGAAGATTCAGAGTCTAATCAACTTGAATTTTCTGTTGATCCTAATAATAATTTTATGATTTTAAGTTTAAATAGTACTAATTCTGTCGAATATGTAGGTAGCGTATTTCAAAACCCAACAATCAATAAATGGTGGAATTTAGTTTGGGTACTAGAAGTAGTAGGTAGTACTAAAACATATAAAGCTTATGTCAACGGTCAATTTGGTGGTTCTAATTCAATATCAACTTCATATACCCTACCAACATCGAATAGTATAATAGGGGATGGGAAGGTTTTTGGTGGTACTGCAGGAGATCTTAATATTGCTAATTTACAATTATATAATATAGCACTCAATTCAAATTATGTTTTACACAACTACAACGCATTAAAATCAAGATTCGGATTATAATGGCAGGATCAGTAGGAAATATAACAACAGATATAATTAAAAGTGGATTAGTGTATAGTATTGATGCAACAAATAGAGCTAGCGTTTCATTAAAACCAAACCCAACACTAGCATATAATACTATAGATACATCTTTATCATCTTCTATAAATGATGCTGGTATGTGGGAAGATATTAATGGAGGATCATTTGCTTTTGATGGTAGTGGTGATGTTATTTTATGCCAGTCAGATTTATCAGGAAATATAAATTCTATGGTAGGGGCTATAACGGTTCAATGTTGGGTAAAAACAACACAAACTACAGTTTACAGATGGGCTGTTGTTAGAGATCAAGGAGGTGGAACTGCAAGAGATTGGAACTTAATTAAAGATAATTTTTATGGTAATGGAGGTAGAATGATATTTACTATTTTTAATGAAGACAGTACTAGTTTAGCGGTTAGATTAACTGGTACTAATGACCCTGCAGGAAACGCTCTAATAACAATGAATGATGGTAATTGGCATCAAGTAACAGGAACATATAATGGTACAGATACAGTATCACTTTATACAGATGGGGTATTACAAGGAAACAATACTTCAGCTGGTCATGGTGCTATAAAAGATAGTACAACTAGAGTAACTGTAGGTGGATATAATAATGGTAGTTTACCAACATCTTTAGTTGGAAGCTGGGTAGGTAATATAGCTAATACAAGAATCTACAACCGCGCCTTATCACCATCTGAAATCTTACACAACTACAACGCATTAAAAGGGAGGTTTGGTTTATAATGGGATTAGCACACGGAGTAAACATAGTAAAAGATGGATTAGTATTGTATTATGATTCAGCAAATCCAAAATCATGTACAGGAACAACTAGTTCTGATAAAATATTCGATTTATCTGGAATATCTTATAATACAGGATCTAATCCTAATAATACAGGATCATTTCAAGGTACTGTTACTAAAACAGAACACAATTTAGCATTCGAATTTAATGCTGTTGGAGATAATATAACTGTACCTAATTTTATGGACCCTTTATCAGATGATTCAAAATTTCCAGAAGGTAATAATAATCCTAATATTACTTTATCATGTTGGGTTAATAATACAAATTTAAATAGTGGAGATAATTCATTAATGTGGATAGGTGATCAAACTGCACGTGGAGTTCATGCTATGTGTACTAATAGTACTAGATATTCATTTTTACATTATGCAGGTGATGCTGTATTTACAGATTATACTATTCCAGCTGCTACATGGCAACATGTTACAATGACATATAATACTACAGGAAGAGTTAATCAATTATATGTAGATGGAGATCTTATACAAACTATAAGCAACAAACCTACTTCTGATATTGATATAACTTTTCCAGATTTAAATTTAGTTGGTAATTATAGAAATAGTAAATTAGGATTTGCCGCATGTTTTATGATTTACAATAGAGTTATATCAGCTCAAGAAGTCAAACAAAATTACGATGCAATGAAAGCGAGGTTTAGATAATGGCAGGAATAGCAGCACCAAATATAGTTAAGGATGGATTAGTATTTTATCAGGATGCGGCTAATTTAAGATCATATCCTAGAAGTGGAGCTACTGCTACAGATTTAATAAATAATATTACTGGTTCTTTAAGTGGAGCCAATGGTGATAATAATACACCGCAATGGGAAAATGCAAACGGCGGGGTATTTAATTTTGATGGTACTGATGATAGTATTTCTACTACTTCTAGTTGGCAAACCGATATAGGTTTAAATAATGCAACAAAGTTAAGTTTTTCTGCATGGGTAAAACCTAATTCAGGTACAGGATCAAGTATTATGGCTATAACTTCTCAACCATATGGAAGTTGGAATGGCAATTTTAATATAACTTATAGGGTCGATCCATTATTATTAGCTTTAGAATTTAGAGGTGCAGGATCTGTATTTAACAATGCTACTACTACATTATCAACAACTAAGTTTACAAATATATGTTTTGTAATTGATCTGGATTTGACCCCGGCATCATCAGCCGTAAGATGTTTTATAAACAATTCTGAAATACCAAGTGGTAACGCAGGATCTACTCCGCTTAACTTTGTATTGCAAACCACTTCTTTTAATATAGGAAGAACATTTTGGGGTAGTGGATTTACAGGTTATCCATGGAAGGGTAATATTTCAAACATATCTTTTTATAATAAAGCCTTATCAGAAGCAGAAGTCCTACAAAACTACAACGCATTACGAGGAAGATTTGGATTATAAATAAATTTTCATTATAATAAAATTAAAAGAAAGTTACAACATGAAATCAAAAAAACTTGCAAAAGCAGACATTGAATCCATAACAAGTATTCAAGGACAATTCACAGAATGCACTAACACATTAGGTTTATTGCAAATTGATGAAAAAACAATTAACAATCAATTATTAATGCTTGAAGAAAAGAAAAATGAAATGTTTCAAAAGCTAGATGAATTAAGAAATCAAGAGCAAGAATTATTTAATTCATTACAAGAAAAATACGGGCAAGGTCAAATAAATCTTCAAGAAGGCACATTTACGCCAAATAACTAGTTTTTTCAAGTTTTGTTATATATTTATAATAAACATAATTATAGGAGAATAATCAATGGCCGAAAGAATTGTATCGCCAGGTGTATTTACTAATGAAATAGATCAGTCATTTTTACCCCAAGGAATTGGTGAAATAGGTGCTGCTTTAATTGGACCGACTATTAAAGGCCCAGCACAAATACCAACAAAAGTAAAAAATTATGCTGAATTTGAAAGTATATTTGGATCATATACAGAAGATTCATATCTACCATTTACAGCAAAAGAATATTTAGATAATGCAGGAACATTAACAGTAACTAGATTATTATATGAAAATGGTTACAAATTAACTAATGGCGCATTAGCAGTTATTGCAGAGTCTGGCTCTGGAGCAGGAAAGAAAAGTTTTGTTTCTCATATTCTTCATCCTACCGTTCCTATAAATTATTCTGCAGATGCAAATATATTTGAAGACTCAAGCATTTCAAGTGGTGAGTCAGGATCATTTTCCATAACAGTTTCTGGTTCATATGGTGTTGATAATACATATCCTGGATATTCTGGATTTGCTTCTACTACAGGCGTTAACACAACAATTTCTGCTTCTATAAATAATTCAAGCAATTCATATATAGAAAAAATATTTGGAAGTAATCCTAAATCAATTGATTATCCTGTATATGTTCAATATGAAAATGAAAATATTAAAAATGAATTTAGTAATATAGGCGATGTATCAGTTAAGTTACAAATTATTGACAATTACGAATATTTACAAGATTTTAAAGCTCCTGCTTCTCCATTTATTACTTCCCAAAAAATAAGTGGAACATCAAGAAACTTATTTAAAGTACATGCATTATCTCATGGAACGGGTGAAAATTATGATTTTAAAATAGGTATACAAAATATTATAACAGCTGCTGAAAATCCTGAACAAACTGGGTATGGTAAATTTGATTTAATAGTAAGAGCTGTTAATAGTAAAAATATTTTATTATCTCCATTTGATTCTGACGACACTGACACATCACCGGCAATTCTAGAATCATTTACCAATTTAAATTTAAATCCAGATTCTCCTAGATATATTTCAAAAGTAATTGGAGATGTTCATAAATATATCGACCCATCTTCTAAAAGATTGGTTGAATCAGGAACTTTTGATAATAATTCAAAATATATAAGAGTTGAGGTAACAACAGCTGTTGAAAATAAAATTAATCCTAGTGCAATACCATTTGGATATAAAGCAGTAAGTTCTCCAATATTAAATCCATCAGCAAGTATTAATTTAGTTGCTAGTTCAAATATAACTACACAAGTTGGAACATCTGGATATAATTCAAATATATTCTTTGGATTTGATTATACGAATACAAATAACTTAAATTATCTTGCTCCAATTCCAACTTCTGGATCAACAACAGGTAATAACTCAGATTTTTATTTGGGAGATTTAAATCAAGATGCTGGAGCTAGCTTTCCATCATCTGCACCATATTCTGGATCAATCGGAACAGCATTAGACGCTGGAATTATAAATGCTAACATAGCTATTGGAACAAGAAAGTTTATGATTCCTATACAAGGAGGATTTGATGGAGCTAGACCAAATCTACCAAAATATTCCGGAGAAAATATTTCTTCTACGAATGCATTTGGGTTTGATTGTTCAGCAGATGGAAAATCTGGTACAACAGCATATAAAAATGCATTTAATACATTGTCAAATACAGATCAATATGATTTCAATATGTTAATAACACCAGGGGTAGTTCATGAATTACATCCTTCAGTAACTAATGCTGGTATATTATTATGTGAATCAAGAGCTGATGCTTTTTATGTAATGGATCCTGTTGGAAAAACAAGTAACATTAGCACAGCTAAGAATACTGTTAAAACATTGGATTCAAGTTATGCAGCAACATATTATCCATGGGTATTAGCACAACCAGCTGGTGCACCTAAATCATTATGGGTACCACCATCAGTTGTTGTTCCTAGTGTGTTATCATTTACAGATAGAATTGCACATCCATGGTTTGCTCCGGCAGGACTAAATAGAGGTGGATTATCAATGGTATCTAAAACATATATAAGATTATCTCAATCTGATAGAGATGAATTATATGAAAATAGAATTAATCCAATTGCTAATTTTCCAAATGAAGGAGTATGTATTTGGGGACAAAAAACATTACAAGCATTACCATCTGCATTAGATAGAGTTAATGTTAGAAGATTATTAATCACCGTTAAGAAATTTATTGCTTCTGCTACTAGATTTTTAGTATTTGAACAAAACACTGCATCAACAAGAAATAGATTTTTACAAATAGTAAATCCTTATTTGCAAGATGTGGTAGCTCAATCAGGTTTAAGTGCATTCCGTGTAATAATGGATGAAACAAATAACACACCGGATGTAATTGATCAAAACTTTTTAGTAGGACAATTATTCTTACAGCCAACCAGAACTGCAGAATTTATTGTGTTAGACTTTACTATTCAACCAACTGGTGCTTCATTTCCTGATTAATTTTTAGAAATGAATATATTTATATAAAATAGGATATAAAATGTCAATAAACATAGATTTACTTAAAAAATTACCAAATCAAGGTCAAACTCAATTAGAACAAAATTTAGCAGGAGTCGATTATACCGATTTATTTGCAAAAGCGTTTGATTGGGAACCTAAAATGACCAATAGGTTTATTATGGAATTTCAAGATATTCCATCTCATTTAATAAAAGCATCTGGTAGACCAAGTGTTAATAACGGAAATGTAGTCTTAGATCATATTAATGTTGAAAGAAAAGTTAAGGGAAAAACAAGATGGCAAGACCTTACTATAACGTTATATGATGCAATTGTTCCATCTGGAGCACAAGCAGTGATGACATGGATTCGTAATCATCATGAATCTTTAACTGGTAGAGATGGATATGCAACTGGTGCTTCATCATATAAAAGAAATATTAATTTTTATTCTTTATCACCAACTGGTGAAAAAATAGAAGAATGGGAACTAGTAGGAGCATATATTAATGATGCATCGTTTGGAGATATGGATTGGTCAAATGAATCTGCAGTCGAAATTTCTTTGACATTATCATATGACTACGCAGTATTAAAGTATTAATTTTTTCAAATAATGGGAGTTTATTGCTCCCATTTTTACTGTACAAAAATATTTATTATAAAAAGTCTATTCAATTTCATACTGTTACAATTTAAATTTAGGTAACATATGAATCGTATATTTATTTCATTTTTATTATTATTAACTTTTAATGTATTTTGTCAAGATACTATCTTTCGATTTGAAGAAAAACCAATTATTGGAAAAATAGTATTTGCTGATAATAATATTATATTATATAATAAAAATAATTTTCTAAAAGATATATCAACAGAATTTGTATTTGGATACAAACAAAATAATAAATTATCTATATTATATAAAGAAAAAGAACAACCATTCACTACAATACAAATGAATGATTATGTAATGGGTAGAACAAAAGGATATCAAGATCATATTCCAGGAATACCATTTACTATAGGATTTTTTAGTTCTTATTTTTATACATATTACAATACTAGAGGTTTAACTAGAAATCCAAAAGTTTCATCACTAGCATTTACTGCAGTTCCATCAATTGTATTTACATATGTAAAGCCTAAAGCAAATAAAAAATGGAGTTTAGAAAAAAGAACTGGGTATCGATTATCTAGATCTGAAAAAAATCAAGTTTCTTCATGGTGGGGTGCAGTATTAGGAACTACTGTTATATATATTCTTTACTTTTCTAGATAATATATATTTATAATAAAGTTATTAAAAGGAGTTTTATATGACAAAAGTAACAGATCGTTATGACGATAAAAATTTAATTAATTTAGCAAAACAACAATACGATAAAAAACAAAAATCAAAACTACCAGCTGATATAGTAAAATTACCATCTGCAGGTAAAATATATCCAGAAGATAGTTCATTAAGACAAGGTAGTGTTGAAATGCGTCATATGACCGCATATGATGAAGATATATTAACAAATGCATCATATATAAATGAAGGAGTTGTATTAGATAAACTTTTAGATTCATTGATAACTTCTGACATTGATATCAATGAATTAGCTGTTTTCGATAAAGAAGCATTGATTGTAAATGCCAGAATTTCAGCATATGGAAGTAAATATCCAATCATAGTTAAAGACCCAAAAACAAAAAATAAAATTGATCGTTTTATAGATTTAAATAATTTGAAATTTAAATCGGTTAATTTAGATACAAATGAAGCTGGCGAATGTATATATCATTGTGAAGATGGATCTATAATTCATTATTCATATGCTCCAAAAAAACAAAATATCGAAGTTACAGAATCAAATCGTATTTCATCATTTTTGTTAACATTGATACGTGAAATTAATAAAAAAAGAAATATAGAAGATATAAAAAAATATATTCAATATGACTTTACATTTCAAGAATCTAAAAAGTTTCAAAAACATGTTTTAGATAATATGCCTGGATTGGTAACAGAAATAGAAGTTGAAGGTGAAGACGGAGGCACCTTTACTGCCGGGTTTCAATTTGGACCAGACCTTTTTTGGCCTAACCTCTAAAGACAGACCGAAGTTACACTCTAATTTATTCGATTTATTATGGCTTGGAGAAGGAAAATGGGACTGGGAAACATTATATTATATGCCAGTATATCTTCGATCATTTTATATAAAAAAATTAGAAAAAATATATAATGATAAAAAAGAAGCTCAACAAAAACAACATTCAGGAAATAAATCGTCTAAAAAAATAGAAAAAGGTCCTTTTTAAATATTTATATTTATAAAAAAGGATATTCAAAGTTGTCGACACAAAATCAATTATATAATTTAAAACAATTACCCAGAACTTCTCAGATACCAGACCTAGGTGATGATCCTAACAATGCATTAGAAAAATTAAAAGAGGAGCTTAAAAAGTTACAAGATGGATATGAAAATTTAATTCCAGCTGGTGTAGAATTCAACTTATTACTAGAAAAACAAATTGCTTTATTACAATTAATTGAAGGAACAACTAAAAATGCTGTTACACGTTTTGATATTTTAGAACAAAGAGCAAAAGGAATAAATGAAGCATTTGATATATCAGCTAATAGATCTATAGCATTTGCAAAAAGTATTGATCGAGTTGGAAAATCATTAAATATTAATACCAGGTCTGCAAAAACATATGTAACAGAAATAAATAAATTAATACCCGGACTAGGAAAATTAGATAAAGGAAATCAAGGTTACTATAAAAATTTACTTCGAGGTAATGAAATATTACGAGAACGTTTAGGATTAAGTGCAGATGAAGCATTAGCAGTAAGAAGATTATCTAATTTACAAAATACAGAATTAATACCATCAATTGGAGAATATATTAATACAGCAGCTGCATTAAATGAAGAAGGTATTACTGGAGCATTTCAAACATTTTTTGAAGAAATATCAACTACTAGTACAGACATAGTTGCACAATATAGCAAAATGTTACCAGATGCATTAATGAGAACAACTATTGATGCTAGAAGATTAGGATTAACATTAACTGATTTAAAAACTGCTGGTGATAACATGTTGGATATTCAAAAACAAACTCAAGCATCATATGATTTTCAATTATTTACCGGTAAAGCTTTAGAAACACAAGAATATAAAAACATAGCAGCTGCATTTAATAGAGCAACTATCGAAGGAGATGCAGCGGAACAATTAAAAATAATTGAATCATTAACTAAAGAACATGGCAAGGATCTCAAAACCAATTTAATGGCTCGAGAAGCTGCAGCTTCACTGTTAGGAATTGATCAAGGAAAATTATTAGAGATAGTTAATTTACAGCAAGAATTATCTGATATTGAAAATGAAAAAGAAGCTAGTTTAAATGAACAACAAAAGAAAAATTTAGAAATATTAAATACACAACGAACTGCAGATATAATATCAAGAAAAGCAGCTCAAGAAGAATCGGCTGCAGTTGCTGGTTCACAAGCACAATTTGACGTTAATGCTGTTACAGCACCTGGTGGGGTTGTAGATCAGATAATAAAAAAATCTTCAGATTTTGTAAATGAAACTGAAGTGGGTAAAATGGTTGTAGGAGCATTAACTGTAGCAGGAGCATTAAATTTTACTGGTGATACACTTAAGTCATTGAAACAAGGCTTAAAAGCAACAGATGCCCAAACACCAGGAAAAGCTACTGGCGGTCCTGTAGCAATGGGCAAATCATATATGGTTGGAGAATTAGGACCAGAATTATTTACTCCTTCTTCAGCTGGAACAATAACTTCAACAAGTCAAATGGCTTCTGCAGGAGGCGGCGGATCTAGAGCAATTGTAGAAGCATTAAAAGGAATGCAATTCAATGTTATAAATAATTTTGATGGAAGTGCTATATTAACATCAATTGAATTAGCAGAAGGAAATAGATTAACATAGAATTTAGATATGGCAAATTTTTATGACATAAGCAAACAATACGTACCTAATACGGATGGTAATGGATTTATAACTAAATTCAATTTAACCAATGAAAGATATGATCCAACTCTAGAAGTATCAACATCTTTAGAAAAAATTAAACCATATACAATCGATTTAAATCAATCAGGTAAAGGAACTCCTAGTGTTTTATATTCTATAGACTTATCACAATCAGGTAAAGGAACTCCTAGTACAGAATATAATGTAAACACAAATCAATCCACGAACGGAACTCCTAGCACAGAATATAGTGTAGATACAAATCAATCCACGAACGGAACTCCTAGTACAGAATATAATGTAAACACAAATCAATTTTCAAATACAATTCCATTTACACTTTATACTGTAGATACATCACAAACATCAACTAATATTCCAGCTAATCAAATGAATATTATTGATACAACACAATCATCTAATGGCAGACCAAGTATTATAATGCCAACATTACAAATATTACCTATAGGTACTCAAGTTCCAAGACAATATCAACAACCAGCTCAACAAGAATCCACTGAAATAGGACCCACATTCACAAGTAATGATGGAACAGTTACAACTAATTCATTTTTATCAAATCAAAAATATGAAAATAAAACAATTAATTTGAATGCATCTCCACCAGATGAACAACGAGTATTAAATACACAAAATCAATTTAAAGGATTAAATTCAAAAACTGATATTTTAGAAACAACAAGTAATAGATTAGCTAATAAAATATTGAATGGAGCTACTGCATTATTTGGATTAGATAATATTAATTCATCATATGCTTTAAAAGGAACATTTGAAACATTACCATTTTCAGAATTACGTCCAAATCCAAATTTAGCACCAGGAGCAACATATCAAGATTTTCGAAGTAGACTACCTGTTTCTTCTAAACGAATGGATGGAGCAGCTGCAGCATCAAGAGGTAGCGTAAAAGCCGGATCATATTTTTCTGCTACTAGAACATTGCCTGGAGGAGCATATTCTGTATTTAATTTGGAAAATACATATGGATTTCCAATAACCTCTGCAGCAGTTGGAAATGATTTCACAAAAAGATCAGAAGTAGCTACCAGATGGAATCCGCTAGCTGGTACTGATATAAAAGAGTCATTAATAAAAGCTAAAAATTTAAAAGATGGAGCAAGTTTTAATCAAAATACAGGAGCATGGGTACGATCAAAGAATCCATTAGAACTAACAACAAGATTTACAGGAGACAAAGTTACAGTTATTGACTTTGGAAAAAGATCTAATAGTTCAATATATCAATGGAAACCGGAGGGAGCTTTAGCTGGAGCATTAAATAAAGCTGAAATTTTTGGATCAACTATTGGAGAAACATTAGGAGTAGGTAGAACAAGTGATTTAATTAAATTCTTTTTTAACGGCCCTAAATTATATCCTGGATCAACTGAAGTTGATGATGTTATTGTATTTAGAGCAATTATAAATTCTTTAACTGATTCATTTTCTGCCAATTGGAGTCCTGTACAGTTTATAGGAAGAGCAGATCCTAATTATACATATCAAGGATTTTCAAGAAATTTTGATATAGGATTTACGGTATATGCTTCAAATCGTGATGAATTAAAACCAATATACAGAAAATTAAATTATTTAGCTAGTTATACAGCTCCTGAATATTCAGATGATACATTGGTAATGAAAGCTCCATATTTAAGAATGACCGTAGGTGATTTATTAGTCCAACAACCAATTGCAGTATCTAGCGTATTTTATACTTTTCAAGATGCTGAAACAACATGGGAAACAAATATTGAACAAGATCCAACTAATATGGAAGTGCCTAAAAAGATTGATGTAACTTTATCTGGATTCTTGATTACCGATTATCTACCACAAAAAGGAGGAAGATTCTATACGTTGGCAAAAGAGTTTGATAAAGAAGGACAACCTAAACCAGGAAACAATGATTGGTTGAGTGATTCAGTACAAACTGAAGCAAAAACATTATCATTTGATGATTTATCAAGAAGACAGCAAAAACAAGCTGAAAAATTAATTCGAAAAGACAAAAAACGTAACGATCGTATTGGTAAAAAGAACATAAAAAATCAAGAATTAATTCAACAAGGAAAAGGTAGTAGACCTGCTTTTTAATAGAAAATTATGAATAGATACGAAAACATACCAATTATAAAAACAGATGCAGGTAAGCGAAGATTTGCTTCTAGCTTTTTACCAACAATACCAACATCAGAACAAGATATTTATATAGTTACTACATCAGTTGAACGGTTAGATCATTTAGCTAAACAATTTTATGATGATGAAAATTTATGGTGGGCAATTGCATTAGTTAATAGTATTGGAAAAGGAACTATATATGTTCCTGTTGAAACAAGATTACGAATACCACCTAAAAGTACTATAGAAGAATTAATATAAAAAAAAGTTATGGCAGGAGATCTTTATTATTCACAAGTTAATTCAAGTTTAAAAAAAGAACTATTAGCAAGATCTGCTACAGGTAAACTAAATAGATCTCCAGAATCTATAGACTTCATGTTAAACAAGCTAACCAATGTAAAAATATATGCATTTGAAGGAGATACTGTAACAACTGATCCTATAGGCGTATTAGGAGGAGGACTAGTAACGCAAAATTCAGAAAATGGATATTCATATTTACCTAGTGGCCCATCTGGATACGCAACTAATATTTCTACAAGGCCCGGGCCAGTAATCACCGGCGTTACAGTTAATATTGCAGATCAAGGAGAAAAGGGAATAAATACTGCAACTATTAATTTAACAATAATGGATCCAGCTCAATTAGTAGAAATTGAAGATACATTTTTTAGACCCGGACGACCATTAAAAATAGAAATAGTACAACCAGATGATGTTATACAAAATACCGAATCTGGAACAGGAGCGTTGTTAAACAGAGATGAATTATTATATACTACTAAAATATTGCAACAACAATATAAAGGTACTGATCAAGATCTAGACGAATTTCGAAAAATGAATCAACTAATATTTACTGGTCTTGTAGATGGATTTAAAGTTGAATATAATGTAGATGCAACGTTAAATGTAACATTAACTACAAGATCGATTTTTGGTATTTATCCAGATGTATCATTGTTTATATCAAATCCTCAAATTCCAAATTCTTCTATAGATCAAACTATAACTAAAACGTTTTCTGACACATTAAAAGGAGATATTAATAACGAAGTAGAAAGATTAAAAAAAGATTATCCGAATGGATTTATTCAACAGTTTCAAATTTTAGATGAAATAAAAAACGAAACTGATCGTGTAATGTTATATGGACCTATATATAAATCTAGAGACAATCAAAAATATGGATATACAACAATGATATCTATAGGATTATTAATAGACTTTTTATATAAATATATTTATCTACCTGCAGTTAATACAAAAGATGATGACTCTCCAGTTGTTGTTCCAAATATGCAGATTGTATGCGATGATAGATTATGTAAAACAAATTATTATGAAGAACTAGTTTCAGCAAATCCAAGTAGAATTTTATTATATCAAGGAAATACAGAAGAATCAAAAACAAATGATTATATAAGACTAGCTGGTACTGGAGATGGAATAGAAGTAACAGAAGGAGGTTTACGAACTGTAGGTAGTATAGACGATATAGGAAACGAAGAAACTATAGCAACAGAAGATTATGTTATTAACTATTATGATGGTATTGAAAATATAGGAAATATTCCAGGATTCTATCAAGTATCTGACAAGGATCAAGTAAATCCAACATCTGAATCAACTAAATATGGATGTTTATCAAGAATATTAATTAATGTAGAAACAATTGCAGAACTAGAAAGTAAATTACGAGAACAAACCACTAGGCCATTTACTATTAAAAATTTTATGATTGAAATATCAAATGAAATTAAAAAACAATTGGGTTATGCAATATTTCCTGGTTTAATTTATCATTCAGAATCACCAAGTACTTTATTGTTTTATGATCAAAATTATTTTGGACCAGATTTACAAATAGCAGAATTTGAAATACCAGTATTTTCTAGCAAATCGCAAGGTACAGTCGTACGTGATATAAAATTATCATATGATGTGCCAGATAAATATAAAAATTTATTATTTGGATTTAGATCACAAGCAGTATCTCCTACTAAAGTTGCTTCATATAATCCATATCTAATATCTAATTCTTCGAAAGCTCGTGAAGAAGAACAAGAAAAATGGAAGGAAAATCACGAAAAATCATTAACACAATTAGCAGACGCAAAATCAGAATTAACAAAAGACATTTATGATAAATCATATATTGATAATTTACAAAATGCATTAGAATTATATGTAAAATATTCTGAACCATCATTACAAGAATCTATAGATCAACAAAAACCTAGATGGTTGTATACATTAGAATTTACAGTTGATGGTATTAATGGATTTAAATTTGGAGATGTTTTACAATTTAGAGGATTACCAAAAAAATATAATCAAGATTATGTTTTTATTGTAGATAAAATAACACATCAAATAGATTCAACAGGACAATGGACTACTACTTTAAACTGTGGAACTAGAGCAAGAAGCACATCGATAATATAATGAGAAAAAAAGAATATTATAATAAAGAAGAAGTTGTTGAAAATCAATATACTACTGGTAAAGAGTATATGACTAAAAATCGTGTTGAATATATTGGATTATATCACAAATATATTACTGGCGAAGTTTATACATTAGCTACATATAATCCTAATAAATCAATTCCACTAATAACTTATCAAGAAGAATCTGCAGATATTAAATTGTATAAAACTAATAAATCAAAAATAAAAACTAAATACAATACTCCGAACATATTTTATCCATCTCCTACTACAGCTGATATTAAGAAAAAGCGTATGACAAGATATGTTTTAAAAAATGTATCTACAAATCAAATTTTTGAAACTAATTTACAAACAGTTAAAAATTATCAAAAAAAGAAAATTGATAATAATTTATATCAATTAGAAACAATTGAATGGAAAATATCTGGTCCGTTAAATACCACAACAATAAATGGAATTACACAAATTGGAGTAATAGAAGAAAATATTCAAACAATACGTAATAAATCAAAAAAAATGTCAGGATTATTACAATATTTCAAATCATATTCCGAATTTTATACTGACACTATATATGAAATACCAGAAAATATAAATCAATCTTTTTCGTCTCAACCTACTACTACTTCAACATCAACTCCTACGTCAGTATCTACTTCATACTAGAATATTTTGATTTTATCAAAAAATTTATTATTATATTAATGTATGATAATAATAGACGATTCAAAAGAACTAGATTCGTTATTACAAGATATTAAAAATGAGACTCATGTATTGGTAGTTCCAATATTGGCAGATCATCAATTACATCCATCTATCAATAAAATATCATGTATATACGTATATTCAAGCAATGAAATTGAATTCATTGTTCCTATACATCATACAGAACAATTAACCGGGTTTAAAGAACATCTAAATAAACTACTCGATTTGAAATCTATATTTGTGCATGACAAAAAGTTATGGTTACAAATGGGCGGAAATAACAATGTTTATGATGTTAAAACTCTATGGTGGTATACATACGGAGAAGCTTACGACGAAAATCATTATTATACATCAGCTCATCATTTTTATTGGAGAAGACATACTAATTTGCAACATGTAAACACAATTGTTCCTTTAATGAAACATGCAGAAATGTGTCAAAAAATACGCAAGTATGCAATGCCAATGATAATTAACTCAAAATTATCAGACTCATATAAAAAATTTAATAATTATTATCCAAAAATATTTTCTGAAATTGAATCTAACGGGATGCAAACAACTAATTCATTTAAAATGAAAGAGTTAATAAAAGATGGACGTGTTTATTCTCAATATCATTATCATACAACTACAGGCCGGCCATCTAATGCATTCCGTGGATTTAATTTTGCAGCAATGAATAAACAAGATGGAACAAGAGATGCTCTTTGTAGTAGATTTGAAAATGGTGCATTAGTTGAATTTGATTTTGATGCATATCATGTAAGATTAATAGCTCAATTAATTGGATATAAATTACCAACTAGATCTATTCATACATATTTTGGAAAATTTTATTTTGGTACTGATAAATTAACATCAGATCAATATGAACAAAGCAAACAAATAACATTTAGATTGCTATATGGTCATATAGAAAAAGAATTTTTAAAGATTCCATTTTTCAATGAAGTAAATAATTTTGTACATTCATTATGGAGTGAATGGAAAAGTAATGGATATATAAAGACTCCAATATTAAAAAGAGTATTAAGTAAAGATAATTTGTCTGACATGAACCAAAATAAATTATTTAATTATTATTTGCAATCATTAGAAACAGAATTTACTGCAAGTAGATTAAATCTTTTATCAAATTTATTAAAAGAATATAAAACATGTATTATATTATATACATATGATTCAGTGTTATTTGATGTTCCAATTTATGAAGCTAAAGAAATATTAATCAAGATAAAATCATGTTTAGAAGGCAATGATTTCCCTGTTAAATGTAAAGTAGGTAATATTTATAGTAAAATGAATGACATCAAGTTATGATAAATAAGATTATTAATGAATGGACATATCAACTAGATTCTGGATATCCAACAAAAGATTCTGATTATGAAGTACTTCGTTCGGTATTACGAGAAACCAATATGCTTTCTGAACAAGAAATTGATCAAACAATTTATCAAGCTAAAGGATTAAATGAACAAGATGAAGGTTTTTTAGAAACTATGACTAATGAGTTACTTGCAGCAAATGTTAAACAGCCTGTAATAGATGTTGTTATACAAACATATAATACTTTATCTGCAGGAGAAAAAATAGCATTCAAAGAAAATTTCAGAACTCATTCAATTGAATCATATGTAAACAGAGAAGGATATAAACCATTTGTTAAATTTTGGCCAATCAAAGGAAAAGATCAAGGTAGTGGAGAAGTACCAGTAACTCTAGGAGTAGCAGGAAGTAATTCTGGAGGAAATACAGGAAAAGATATTAACTTAAAAAACGGAGAAACATGGGAAGTAAAAGAATTAACTCCTAGTAATTACGATTTTGATCCTGCAGGCGATGGAGACGCTAATAAATTTCCCTTTACATTTGAGCTAAGAGATTTTTATAAAAATATTATAGAGCCATTTTCTGATTTAGGCGACGTTTTTAATGCATTATCTCCAATGGTTGATAAAGAGTCTCATGGAGCATTAAAAAGAATGATTCAAATAATAAACGATCGATTTGCAAATCCAAAACAAAATTCTCAAAATGTTGCTATATTTCGTGAAGTAGCAATGGGCTTTTTTTGGAAGCATTGGTATTTAGGATTTCAAGAATTAAATAAAATTTTCTATCAAACAAAATTAGACACAGATGTTAGAGATACAAGGGTAA